TTATGTGAAGGAAAAAGCAGGACGCCCCGGCGGAGCGCGGGTTTGCGGGTAGAGCCAGGGGAAGAAGTGCCAGAGTTGCACCACCGCACGCGCGATGCGCCGGCGGGTATAACGCTGGAGCACTGACACCAGCAGCGTAAGCACCATCAGCATTCCCGGCACATGAGCCAGCAGAACGCAGTAGCCGCATGCCTCAGCGTGATCGACCGGCATCATCACCGGTGCACCGCAGTGGTGCTCCATCGGCATGCTCATTTCGTGATGCATACCCGGCATGGCGCTCATGGGATCTTTTTGCAACGAGACGGAGATAAGTGGCGCAATGATAATCAGCGCAACGGCGAACAGCGCCAGCCAGGCGGCAGCGCGTTGTAAGCGTAGATGCTGAAGGGGATTGCGGGTCACGACACCTCCGGTTGCGGAGGCCTAGTGTAAATGAATTACAGGGAAACTGTTAACGTAGAGATAAAAATCGCTTTATTGATACCTTTTTCTGGCTGCCAGTCAGAAGAATAACACTTAGTTAAGACGCTCCTATTAACACCCCACCACAAACAACAACCTACCATATAAAACAATTAGTTAATGTAATTTTTAATGCAATGAATTGCAGTGTTACGCAACCTCTGCCGCCACATTGCCGCCAACATACAACGATAGCGGATTGAGGTTAACGGCTTGCTCAAGATGGTCAGGGGCAAAGTGCGCGTATTTCATTGTTTCGCGGATGTTGGCATGCCCGAGGATTCTTTGTAGAACTAAAATATTTCCGCCGTTCATCATAAAATGCGCACCAAAGGTATGACGTAGAACGTGAGTTTTTTGTCCTTCGCTCAGTTCGATATCTGTCAGGGAAAGCATCTTTTTAAATTCCTGATAGCAGGGTTTAAACATCCTGCCCTGCCGCCCGGATAACTCATCGTATAGCCATTTGGGTATCGGAACTGTTCGGTTCTTTTTCCCTTTTGTTTTGGTGAACGTCAGTTTGCACGGTGAGAGCTGCGGGCGCGTGAGTCTCTCCGCTTCCCCCCATCGTGCGCCGGTAGCCAGGCATACCTTAACAATCATCGTGAGATGTTCTTTACCGTATTGCTCGCATGCTCGAAACAGCTCGGAGATTTGCGAAAGCGTCAGCCAGGACATTTCCTTCTCAGCTTCTTTGAAAACCCGGATCCCATCTAGCGGATTAGGTAAACTCCACTCCCCTAAACGTTTTAGCTCATTAAATACAGCTTCAAGATACTGCTGCTCACGATTGACGGTTATCGGCTTAGCGACCCATTTCGCCGGGTCTTTATGGTATCCATTGTCTATCTCACCACGCAGCCGGCGGTCACGGTAATGCGCCCAGTCTTTAGCAGTAAGTCGGGATGCAATCGGGTCGCCCAACCCATTACACACGATTTGAAGTTTTGCCAGCCGTGACCTACTGGCGACTAACGCCTGCCCATGCAAATTATGCCAAAGCTGGATAATCTCACTTAAGCGTCGGCGGTCTTCTTTCTTGCCGAGCCACGGTTTATCCTCACTCTCATTTTTGGTAAACGACTCGAATGCCTCGGCCTCACCTTTGGTGTTGAATTGCCGACGGATGCGCCGCCCTTCCCTACCGTTTGGATAAAGCTCGCATAACCATTTACCTTTTTTTTGCTTACTAACTGTCATAGCTACACCGAGGCCGAATTTTTTTATTCACAAAGCGCTATGGCTTCACTGAAAACAGGACCAATATCAGCTCGCTCTAATGGATCATTAGGGTCTTTTTTTAGCACTTCTTTTAAATCTCGCCCTTCCATTTTTCCAGACTTGACGGCGTTCTTAGCCATGCCGCTTAAGGGATAGCGTTCATCCGTATCAATGTCATAAACAAAAACGTAGTGACTATTTACACATGATACTTTTGCATGCTCAAAGGTCAGCGGCCATTTATCACCAAAAGATTTACTATCAATCTCTTTAAACTTCTCTGCGGCTAAGGCTGATGAGGAAAGTGCGATACAGACCATCATTAATAAATACTTTTTCATTACTGCTCCTTATACGTGTTTTTCCAATGTAAGAACTACAGACCCGGCAGGCTTGATGTCTGAAATATTGCATTCGAACTCAGCGGATTTATTTGATAGCCTGACTTTTCCACCCGGCAATCTGATCACATCAAAAATATCGAGAGCGCCGTCAATATCAATTAGCCAGCGACCATTGCCAATATTTGATACAGAACAATCGACAAGCCACGAGAAACCGACACCGTCAACAAAGACCAATTCACCAGAGCTTGCAGGAGTCATAGAGGGGTCTGAGAGCCAAACTCCAGCATCCTTAAGTTTGCCTGATTCAAGACGAGATTTTTTGATAGAAAGACCTGATGTAGTACTAGTCTTAGTATCTCGTATTGGTCCCCTACCAGTTGCTAACCACTCAAGTGACACGTCAGTATCAAGAGCACATGTCACGACAACATCGCCGGGGAAAAAATCACGTCTAACCCAGGTACTGATCGTGCCGGAGGAAATACCAAGCAGGTCGCCCAACTCCTTTTGCATAGTAAAACCATACGCATCAAGAATCCGACGCAAAACGGTTTTCCCTCCATTCGTCATAATCTCGTCATAGAGTTCCTTGCCTTTCAACCTGCAACCAGCTCGCTCAAAATTAGAATTTGCAAGTTCTCCATTTACAAGCCAATTGATATCAGCCCCCGTATCAAGACAACATCTCACTATGATATTGCCCGGTATAGCATCGCGCTGAACCCAGCCACTAACGCTGTGTTTAGCGATACCTAACAAGTCTGCCAAATCTTTTTGCATCTTGACGCCATACGCTGACATCAAGCGCTCCAGTACCCCATTAGCAGCACTAATACGCAACTGAACATCAAGCTCAGAACTCATAAAAACCCCTATAGATAATTTTATGGGTGTTTACAGAAAACTTTTTACGATCTATAGTGGCATTCATCGACCAAGATGCACACCACTGCACCACATTTCAAACAACAGGAGATAATGCGTTATGTCAGATGCAAAATCAATCTCGACGCACGACTCGCAAAACTCACAAAATCAAACTGTGCTGTTAGACCAGACTCAGTTTGATGCCATCGTTACAGCTATGCTGCCAGCTCTGCAGACAATGATCCGCTCCGCTATGTCAGACACAATGACAGTAAAAGACTTTGCCGCCACTCGCGGTGTAAGCGAGCGTCTGGTCTGGCAATGGCTTGATGAGGGCATCCTCCTCAAAGCTCCAACTAAAGACTTTTCCAACAAGGAAGATGCTGGAAAACGATGCCGCACACTCGTAAACGTCAAAGCATGGCGCGACAAACTAACTCAACAAGCAATTGATTGTCGCTACATCGACAACCACCCCGCGCTCAACTGAACTTGATTATGCAAGTTAGAGGGAATTTAACCATGTTTGATTTTCAGGTTTCCAAACATCCCCACTATGACGAAGCATGTCGGGCTTTCGCGCTGCGTCACAACATGGCGAAGCTGGCAGAGCGCGCGGGTATGAATGTTCAAACGTTACGTAACAAGCTCAACCCGGAACAGCCTCACCAGTTTACGCCGCCTGAGTTATGGCTGCTGACTGACCTGACAGAAGACTCAACCCTCGTTGATGGTTTTCTGGCGCAGATTCATTGTCTGCCATGCGTGCCGGTCAATGAATTGGCTAAAGACAAATTGCAGTCTTATGTCATGCGCGCCATGAGTGAGCTCGGGGAGCTGGCAAGCGGTGCGGCATCTGATGAACGTCTGACTTCTGTCCGTAAGAGCAACATGATTGATAGCGTCAATTCTGGTATTCGCATGTTGTCACTCTCAGCGCTGGCGTTACAGGCACGTCTACAGGCTAACCCGGCAATGTCGAGCGTCGTCGATACAATGACCGGCATCGGCGCCACGTTCGGTTTGGTGTGAGGTGGTTATGCTGACTAACGAACCGTCATTCGCGTCTCTTCTCCGCAAAGAAAGCCCCGCCACGCACTATGGTCACGGCTGGATCGCAGGTAAGGACGGCAAGCGCTGGCACCCGAGCCGCTCACAGGCTGATTTACTGGCTGGCCTCTCTACCAAAAAGCAGGGGGAATCATGGCTATCGAAGCTGTTTCCGCGACTATTCCACTAAAAGCGGGTGAACGTCTGGCCGGTCTCAATCATGTGGCTGAATTGCGCGCGAGATATTGGGGCGATAGCTGGAAAGAAGTTGAGCGCTTTGTCGATGATATGCGTGATAAACGCGATCCACTGCGCGAAGAAAATAACCGCGCACTGGCCGCAATTTTCTTTCTGGCAAAAATACCGGCCACTCGTCATGAATGCGAATTAAGTGAGCTGACTACTGACGAGAAAAAGGCGCTTATTACAGCAATGAATCATTTTCGCGCAGTAGTGAGCTTATTTCCAAAACGGCTAACCATGCCGAATTAACCAACAACAGAAATTAAAGGCGTAAACCCGTCGGGCATTTTATTGCCAAAAATCAGGAGAGTTCATTATGCGTAATACCGAACCACGTAGTTTTAACACTGATAGCGATGCGCTGGCCGTATTGCTGACAGATGCAAAAAAAGAAGAACGTAAAGACCGCGCTCTCGCCGTTTCAATTCGTCTTGAGGCACTGGCTATCCATATTACCAAACAGGACATGAGCGGCAAAGAAGCTGCCGAACTGCTGCGCCGTGAAGCCACAAAATTTGAGAATGGATCACAGGAGTTGCACTAATGGCCGACGCAATGGATTTAGCACAACAGCGCGAGCAGGAAGACCGCGAGCGCCATATCAGAAACGCGCGCAGCCGTATCGCTACGCCCTCTCGTTTCCTCTGCGAAGAATGTGACTCACCAATCCCGGAAGCTCGCCGTGTCGCAATTCCGGGCGTGGCCTTTTGCGTGACATGTCAGCAAGTCGCCGAGCTCAAATCAAAACACTACAGGGGCGTATAAATGAATAATTCTGCAGCTGTAATTTCGGTAACTGATATTTCGGAGAAAGTCAGAGAAATAGAAACTGCTTATCGCAATTATCTGGATGTTTTCCGTATTCCAGAAGACCACAGAATTGTCGTGAATTATTCAGCGGGTAAAGACAGCACTGCGACATTGGCCGTGGCGAATGCGCTGTTTGACCACCGTGTAAAGGCTGTTATGGCCGATACCGACAATGAGCATGAACTGACGATTGATTTTGCCAGGACTATCCATGAGCAGATTGGATGTCACCCTGTTCAGATTGTGAAGCGCAGCTACAGCGAGGCAGATTTTGCCCGCCGACGCGCCTATATGAAAAAGAACTGGTCGAAGAAGCAGGCTATTCGCATGGGTGCTTACCGGGGTGTCATTATGCCTTCACTGGCCCGGGCAGATACTCCATTTGGTCGGGTATGGCAGAAGACAGCAAAGCGCTGGGGTATCGACTTTGAAACTGCACTAGATGCAGCCCTGTCAGTGATGCATCCGAGCGGTAACAGCTTTCTTGATGCCGCACTCCTCCACGGAAAATTCCCGATGCTCCGCGACCGCTTCTGCACCGACGAGCTCAAAATCCAGATTGCCTACGACGCGGCAATTCGTCCGATGCTGGATGAGGGGGAGGTTGTGGTTCAGTGGTCAGGCGTCCGCGGTGATGAATCATCCAAACGTGCTGGTTATGACCGTTTCGCCGTTGATATGCGCGATGAGGGGGCTCTCTATAACTTCCTGCCGATTCATCAGTGGGCGGCTGCAGACGTATTTGCCTTACATAAATATTTGGGGATTAGGCCAAATCCGCTGTATTTACAGGGAGCTTCCCGAGTTGGTTGCATGAACTGCGTGCTTTGCAACAAAGAGGAGATTTCAGAAACCGCCGCCCGTTGGCCGGAGCATATTGAAAAACATCGCCAGTGGGAACTGAAAGTTCGTCTGGCCTCCCGCTGGGTGCACTGGATGAGCACAGGCACAGTGAGTCAGTCATGGGTTAACTCCATAATCGGTTTCCGCGGGTTAACTGACCGACGTGGTGGAACAGTGAAAGCCAGACGTCTGCTAGGAGATACGCCGCGACTTTATGGTCTTGATACGGAAGTTCAGCATCTTGACTGGTCCGGGTTTTATGGGCCGCGTGGCGGAATGGGGGCACCATCAGTACCCGAAGTAGTTGAATGGGCCAAAACAGGTAGAGGTGGTAAGGTCTATGACCTAGTCAAGGCAAGCCTCAATACTACCACCTGCTCATCACGTTATGGCCTGTGCGAATGAGTGATTTCTCCTTTGCTTATCCGTGGAATACTCCACGGTCAGCAATAGCCAGCCCATATTTTACCTATGACCAACAGCAACGCCGCGACCGTATGTTCGCGGCATTGCTGCATGCGAGAAAGGTACTTTCTCTCCAGCCTGAATGCGTGCGTTTTGATGTTTATCGCACCGCTGCTGTGCTGGAGCAAAATCAGGGCAGTCAACGAGCCAATGCCTTTTTAATCAGCTTCTGCAAAAAGGCATTGCCACGTCTTGAACTGGTCGCAAAAAAATACGAGTGCACGGGTATCAACAGCAATGTATCAACCGCTGTTTTCGATGGTCATTTTGATACCCAGCTTATGCAATATCTGGCATCACGCTTAGTCAATATGGTCGCCAGATATAACCGCCTCCCTGATATGCCGCGCGCCGATATTGACCTGCTGGCAGCTGATATCGCAAATTTCATTCGCGCTGAACTGGCTGACGTTGATGATGCCGGATTTAGCGAGCTTAAAACGCTGTACACCTGGTACATGCGTGCCGGTTTTATTTCCCTGCAATTCAATGTTACCCCGCCGCATTGGGAGCGGGTGACAAAGAAATATGTTGGTGAGGATGAAATCGCCCCGGCTATCACCCGCATGTTTAATGAGGTTTGGTGGCGTGGCCGTCTGCGCCGCGTAGCGGCTGCATGGCGAGAACACCTGCAAATCGCTGTCGGTAATGTCAGTAAGAAAAGGCACGCCTACGCCAGTAAAAACTGTGTGACCGACTGGCGCGAGCAGAAGCGTCGCACGCGTGAATTTCTCAAGGGGCTGGAGCTCGAAGACGAAGACGGTAACCGCATCAGTCTGATTGAAAAATACGACGGTTCGGTCGCTAACCCTGCGATACGCCGCTGCGAGCTGATGACCCGCATCCGTGGGTTTGAAAATATCTGTAATGAGCTCGGTTATGTCGGGGAGTTTTACACCCTGACTGCACCATCTAAATTTCACGCCACCACCAAAGCTGGTTACCGTAACCGCAAATGGAACGGTGCCAGCCCGTCGGACACGCAGAGCTATCTCACCGGCCTTTGGGCGCGCATACGCGCCAAGCTGCACCGGGAAGAAGTCCGCATTTTCGGCATACGTGTTGCCGAGCCTCATCACGACGGAACGCCTCACTGGCACATGCTTATGTTCATGTTGCCGGAAGACGTCGAGCGCGTGCGCCTCATCATCCGTGATTATGCGTGGGAGGAAGACCGCCACGAACTGAGAAGCGATAAAGCTAAAAAAGCGCGCTTTCATGTCGAGGCCATTGACCCAGAAAAGGGTAGTGCTACCGGCTATGTTGCTAAATACATTTCCAAAAACATCGACGGCTATGCTCTTGATGGTGAAACCGATGACGAAAGCGGTGAGCTGCTGAAAGAGACAGCCCCCGCCGTTTCGGCATGGGCGGCACGCTGGCACATTCGTCAGTTTCAGTTTATCGGCGGTGCGCCAGTGACGGTCTACCGTGAGTTACGCCGCCTCGCTGACACCGAGACCGCGCATGGTCTAAGCGTTGAGTTTGCCGCCGTCCATGATGCCGCCGACGCCGGTGACTGGGCTGGTTACGTTAATGCGCAGGGTGGGCCGTTTGTCCGTCGCGATGATTTGCAGGTGCGCACACTGTATGAACCGCGCTCTGAGTTTAACCAGTACGGAGAGGAAACTGTCTGCATCCGTGGTGTGTACGATTCCACCGTCGGAGCTGGTACCCCGATTTTAACCCGGCTGACGCAATGGAAGATTGTTCCGAAGCGTGCCGTTGATTTAGCCGTTGACGTTAAGGGCGCTCCTGCGCCCTCTCGGAGTTCTGTCAATAACTGTACGGGAAGCGAAAGCGATCCACCGGCTATCGATTTAGTAAAACCACTAAGCCGACATGAAAGACGAGAGCTGACGAAACGACTCCGGAAACCAAAGTCACCTAAGAGGTCGAAATTTATACATGGAACGGATGAGCAAAACTCTACGATAGTGAAAACTATCGACGAGATACATCTAACAACCGGCATCAACATCAGCCGGGGAGAAGCCCTGCACCTAATGTCGGGCGGTAAAAGCTGCTTTAACGGTAAATGGCTGCGAGGAACGTCCAAAGGTGAAATATTTGCGACAACTCCATCGCATCAAGCAAAAGCCAGAAGCATTCTTAAACGTGTTGCGGTCTTGTCAGTAGCAGCAAAGCAGCATCGAGAATAATTCTCGACTATATCATGCACATAGGGCGTTAACCTGATTGACAACTAATACTTCCAATCACTCACCATTACGCTATACTGGATAAATATACAGTAATTCATGTTGGGAGGGATTTCATGGTTGGGGAGCATTTCAGCCGAACGCAACAAAAGTGGGCTTGTGTGCAATTCATCGCCGAGGTGTCTCTGATTGCGAACTGCAAACCTTCAGACCTTAAGCTGGCACTAACGCTCATTGCTGACTTAGCAAACAGCGAAAATATCGAACCAGAAGATGAAATTTTCTACAAGGCTGAATAGGTTATGAGAATTCACATAACACTGGATAAAGAGCAAAAATTAGGTCAACAGTTTATCGAGGCTTTTCAGTATGAGATAACCCGCCGAGTTCTGTGTGTGTTCCCCACAACACGAGTAACTGTAAAAAAAGGCTCAATGACAGGTGTCGAGATTGCGGGGTTTAACAAAGAGTCAGAGCGCGAAACATTAGACGGTATACTTCAAGAAGTCTGGGAAGACGAAAGCTGGCTTCACTAAAGAACACTACAGGTGAAAGAACTCGGTTATATCACCTGTAGTGTTGAACAACGAGCATAGCGAGGCGTTAGCAAAGAAAATGTTCGCATCAGGCTCATACATCCTACAATCTTCGATACCATTTTCGTTTAATTTGTTGATATATTAAGGTATTAAGCGCGAGGATTACCATGAACAACATTATGATTGATATGGAAACATTAGGTGTATCCGTATCCTCTCCGATCATTTCTATCGCAGCAGTCTGTTTTGAGACAGATGGAAGCGTTGGAAATAAATTCTATCGGGTAGTGGACCTGAAATCGGCGCTCTCTTATGGCCAAGTTGAACCGTCAACCTTGTCATGGTGGATGTCTAAATCTGATGAAGCGAGAAAAATTTTCTTCGACCCGAGTGCTTCATCTCTGGAGAATGTACTAAGAGATTTAGAGCTTTTCATCAAAAATGAAAGCGACTGGGAGAACGTGCGGGTTTGGGGAAATGGTCCATCGTTTGATAACGCGATTTTGGCTCAGGCATACAGGGACATAGGAGCTTCGATTCCCTGGAGTTTCAGAAATGACCGGGACGTCAGGACCATTGTTGATTTAGCAAAATGCTTAAAAAACATTGACTCTCTTAAACTCGCAGTGCGAGATGGTGTCTATCACAACGCACTTTCAGATGCGTTATTCCAAGTTGAATGTGTTTCTATAGCTTATCGGGCACTTAAGGGCTAGGAAATGGCTATACAGCTGATTGATGTAAGCGATTGGCGCAGGGATGATGAACACGGTATCTTCCCTATAGGCGCAAGGGATAAAAAAATGCTTTGGGCTCCAAATGCTGCTATTGCTGGAGTTAAACCCAATTGGCCATATCTCTTTAAGCTATCGAGAGACGCATACCCTGACCAATTTTGGATGGAAACCATTGCTTACATAGTTGGAAGCGCTATGGGCGTCGAAGTCCCAAGGGCCATGCCAGCTGTACGGGTGAACGAAACAGGTGTAAAAGAATACGGTGCTCTGCTGGAATGGTTTTACGATAAAGAATTTGAACACTTTGTGCACGCATCTGACATTTTTCATGTCCTTAACAAAGAGTTTGATGATGAGTCTGGCAGGCATCATAACATTGAAGACTTAAGGGTGATTTGTAGAACCCTCAGCATTCACGGCATGATCCATACTGATTGGAACAGCTGGGTTTGTGATATGTTTTTGCTTGATTCACTAATAGGGAACAGCGACCGCCACCAAGAAAACTGGGGGTTTGTGTTCACAATCCTCAAAGGGGCAGACGGCAAGCCTCAACGTGGAGAAGATGGTAAGATAGTTACAACTGGTAAACTTTCTCCCTACTTCGATAACGGTACCAGTTTGGGGCATGAACGATTTCCTGAAAAAGTTGAATCATGGGATCGTAAAGCGCTTGATAACTACATTCAGAAAGGGAGTCATCATCTTAGACGCACAAGGACAGACACAAAAGCTAGGCTAGGACATTTGCAATCAATTCAAGAGTTAGCTATTGAACCTGCAATGTTGCCACTTATTAACAAGCGTCTAGGCTTTAACATAGATGATCTTTGCGGCAGAATACGCGCGCTTACTAACATTGATGCTGGAGAAGGGGCGCTTTCTGCAGCCAGAATTGAGTGGGTGACTAGACTTTTAAGACGCCGACATACGAGGTTGAAACTAATAACTAACATGCGAACTATCAATCACATTGTCGAACCCATGCGGTTGTGGCTTACCTGGCAACCAGCAGGTGGTGGTTCTCGTTATGTCGTGGGGTATATTGATCGGATTGAAGGTGATCAATTCACCTTCACGTATAACTTCGATACTGCCGACTTCACGATGGCTACTGAAAGAGGATTTAACGGGCATCCGGCATTTCAGTTCAAGCAAAAAACACATACAAACAATGTACTTGAACCATTTTTACGACGCTTACCGCCAAGAAAACGTAAAGATTTTACTGAGTACCTTGCTCAGCATCTGTTACCTGCAGATTTCTCCGGCTCTGATTTTGCACTTCTTGGGTATACCGGTGCTAAATCCCCTGCTGATGGATTCAGTCTCATTAATGACTCATCAGTTTTTGAGAGAAGCTGCGAATTATTATTAGAGGTAGCAGGAACTAGATATCAAGAAGGGTTAGACCTTTCTTTGGTCAATGTCGGCGACTCAGTAGAGTTTGTAGCGGAGCCGGATAACCCGTATGACAGCGATGCTGTTGCAGTTGTACACCCGGCGGGTAGGCTTGGATATGTAAACAAAGTTCATTGCAAAGTAGTAAAAACCAACGCACGCGCGAAGAAACTAAATGCTTTCATTGCCAAAAAAAATGGAACACAAGAAAGACCACTGGTTTACCTACTTGTAGAATGTAAGTAGCCTGCATACCTACGTTGCATGAATCCGCATGATAATTTCAGGTTCTTTTTTGCAAAGGCCCGCCAGTTCTGGTGGGCCTTTATCTTAATAATACAACTGCATTAAAACCGCCCCATAAAGCGGGCAGGCGTGGCGGGGAAAGCATTGCGCGCCGACGTGGGAGTTTTATTTATTTTCTCGCGCCTGAGCGCGTCGCTGTGGCGTTGTATTGGTGGTGGATTCGTAACGAGACGCGGCTAGTCTGTGTCGCGGCGTAGCGGCTCTGAGGGCGTATGGTGAAGGGGGTACAAAAAAGCCGCCATGATGGCGGCAGCTGTGAAGGTTATTCGTCAGGCTCAAGGGTGTATTTTTTAAAGCGAATCACCTCAAGCCCGAGCCAGTTATTCAGCTCCCTGAGTCGCTCCTGCAGCGGCGTCAGCTCATTACGCACAAAGACCTTAGCCACCTTCTCAACGTCACCCACTGACCCGACGTTTTCAGGTTTTCCGCCCATCAGCTGGAACGGGATCCGATGGGCGTCGAGCAGGTCAGCCGCGCTGACTTTTTTGATATTAAAGAAATCGTCTTTCGTCGCTACTTCGCTAAGCGGCACAATTTTAATCCCGTCGGCTTTACCATTGGGGGCATAGAAAAACAGGTTCTTAAAATTGCCGAGCCCTTTCGAATCACGCATTGCTTTGCGCAGCGCCTCGACGTCGGTGCTACTCTGCGCAGCGTCTGTCACATACATGATGTAGCCCGCGTGCGCCCCGTTCTGGTAATACTTGCGGCGAAACAGCGTCGCCGACTCATTCAGCCAGGCCGAATTAAGTGCGCTGAGATATTCCGGCATGCCGTAGAGCTCCTGATTGATATCAGGCTCCAGCAGGTGGAACACCGAGCCGGAGGCGTACTCGTGCGGCTGCGTGTAGGACTGAATATACCAGTAGGTGTCGTCCTCCACCCCGCGTCGGGTATATTTGGCCGGGGAGGTTTCCAGCCTGACCGGCTGCTTTGAAAGGCTGAGGCGCTTCTCGATAAAGGCATTGCCGAACACCAGGAAGTCGAGCACAAAGCGGCTGAAATCCTGCTGCGACAGCAACGGGTGCGGAATGTAGGTTGAAGCCAGAATGTTACGCTTCACGTAAATCGGCGAGCTGTGGTGAACGGCGGCGCGCAGGCTTTTCGCCAGCCCGGAAAAACTGACCGGCGGCTCGTACCACTGGCCGTTATCAATGCACTCGACATAATCAAGAATATCACGACGGTCCAGCACCGCCGTCGGCTCACCGAAGGTGAACGCCTCCATGCTCTGAGCGGGTGCGGCGGTATGTTTTCGGGTGTCAGGCTGTGGCTGGCGCTTGTTGCGTTTCTTGCTCATTAATTCCACTCCATAATGCTGGATGACTGCTGCCCGCTGGCGGCGGTGAGCGGCTCATTGATTAATACGTGCATGGTTGCCCATGCGAGATCGGCGTGACTGGCTTCCTCGGTGCGGCTGGCCTCATAGGTGGCGCTGCGCCCGCTGCTGGTCATGGTTTTGCGAATGGACATAAACGACTGCGTGATGTCGGTCGCGCCGACGTCGTACTCAAGACAGCCGCGCTTGATGGTGTCTTTGGCTTTCAGCACCATCGCGGTTTTCATTTCAGGCGTGTAGCGAATCTCGCGCGCTGCCGGGTAGAAGGAGCGCACCAGCTGGAATACCCCCTGACCGAGCCCGGTCGCATCAATGCCGATGTATTCAACGTTGTATTTTTGGGTAAGCTCGCGGATGGATTCGGCCTGTGTGGCAAAGTCCATGCCTTTCCACTGGTGGCGCTCAAGAATGCGGAACTTGCCACCGGCGACCACCGGCGGCGCGATGACCACACAACCGGCGCTGTCGCCGCGCAGTGACGGGTCGTAGCCAATCCACACAACGCGGTGACCGAACGGACGGTCGGCGAACGGTTCGACGTCCTCCCACTCTTCCATGCTGTCGACCATGCAGCGCTGCAGCTCTTCGAACGGGAATACCGACGCTTTATCGTCGACGAATTCACACATAAACAGATTGCGGAACTCATCGACGCTGTTTTCGCGTTTCAGCGTGTCGATGTTAAACAGGGTGCACCCTTTGGCGAGCGCGTCCTCAATGGTGACAATCTGTCGCCACTGGCCGTCAGGACATGCGACGCCCTTCGCCAGTGCAGCATGCGTGATATCGATGTCGACGCGCTCGCTGGCGTCAGAGCGCCCCCGGTTGAACTGCTCCCCCGACCAGAACGGATAGGCGCCATGTGCCAGCGACGAGGGGGTCGAAAAGTAGGTCGTGCGCAGATGCTCCTGTGACGACATGCCACCGGCAACCCTTTTTAGCTTTTGAAAGTTGGGGATCCAGAAAATCTCATCGACATACAAATCGCCGTTATGACTTTGCGCCGTGTTGGCGTTGGTGCCGAGAAACATCAGCTCCGCACCGTTATTGCCGAGCACAATCGGGTCGCCGCTGAGCTCCACCTCAACCAGTCGGGCAAAGGCAATAATGTATTTCCGGAACACATAGGCCTGCGTTTTACTGGCCGAGAGAAAAATCTGGTTATGGCCGGTTTTCAGCGCCTGCAGCAATGCCTCACGCGCAAAGTAGAACGTTGCGCCAATCTGGCGGGATTTCAGTATGTGCCTGATACGGTGCGCCAGCCCCGCCCGCCACCATTCGAGCTGATAGTCGAATGACTGGTCGAGAAATATCTCCTCCAGTTTCTCGATAGCCTCATCGCTGAAAAAATTCTTTTTCGGCTTCTTACGCTCCCCTTTATTGCGGTTGGCCACGTTGGGATTTAAATCCGCCTCGTTGCCGGTCTGGCCATAGCGGCTAATGCGGGCGAACCGCTCCATTTGTCGGGCAAGAAAATCAGCGACCTTAAAGTCATGAGCGGTCAGGTCGGGCTTTGCATAGAGCTGAATCAACCGCGCTTCAAGCGTGTATTCCACCCGGTTGAGCGGTGCGGTGTCTTCCCACCGGTCGCGCTGCTTCCAGCTCTGAACCGTGGCGCGCTTGGTCTGGAGCATGTCCGAGATTTGCGGAACGGAAAAACCCTGCCAGAACAGCAGTGCCGCCTGTCGTCGCGGGTCGTTTAACAGTGATGTGTCGGTGGTGATGGTCATGTATGCCTCGCCGTAGTGGGTACAGGGCAAGGCTAAAGAAACGGGGGTACTGAATCTCTAAGGCGCTGTTGTGTCAGGGGTTATCCATCCCGGATTGATGGATAAGGTGCGGCGGCGTCGGGAAACTAACCCCGCCCCAAACACCCAACATCAGGACACCTGACACATGGCAAAAAAAATCTCCAAATGGTTTCGCATCGGCGTCGAGGGTGACACCTGCGACGGTCGCGATATCAGCGCGAAAGATATTCAGGACATGGCCGACGGCTTTGACCCGCGCGTCTACGGTTGTCGCATCAATCTGGAGCATATCCGCAGCGTGGTTCCAGACACGCCGTTCTGTCGCTATGGCGATGTGATCGAACTGAAAGCGGAAGTGATTAAAGATGACTCCGCGCTCAACGGCAAGCTGGCGCTCTACGGCAAAATCTCCCCGCTCGATAATCTGCTCGCCATGCTGGCGAAAGGCCAGAAGGTTTACACCTCGATGGAGATCCGTCCGAACTTTGCCAATACCGGCAAATGCCACCTAATCGGCCTTGCGGTGACCGATGACCCGGCGAGCCTCGGCACCGAATACCTGAAATTCTGCGCCGCCGGTAAAAAAGAACAGCCTGATGACCTGTTTACCGTGGCAACCCTCGCCGTGCTGGAATTTGAAGACCAGCCCGAAACCCTGCTCAACAAGCTCACCGACTCCGTGAAAGCCATTTTCAGCCGTAAACAGCAGGACGATGACGCCCGCTTTGCTGATGTGCGTGAAGCTGTGACGGCGATTGCCGAACGCGTCCAGAGCGGCGGAGAAGATGCCGACACGCGTTTCGGCAAGCTGGAAGATGAAATCGCGACGCTGAAACAGACCATCACCGAACAGGCCGACGCAACCAGTCAGCAATTCAGCACGTTCAGAAACACCCTGGACAACACCGAAAGTACCGTACAACCGCGCCGCAAACTGAGCACCGGCGGTGATGGTTCCGACATGACGATGACCGACTGCTAAGCCCCCTTTTTCAAAACAGGAATGCACAGATAATGCGTAAAGAAACCCGCTTTAAATTCAATCAGTACCTGAGCCGAATCGCTGAGCTGAACGGCGTCGCAGTGAATGACCTCAGCAATAAATTTAACGTTGAGCCGTCCGTCACTCAGACCCTGTTTGACAAAATCCAGCAGTCCTCTTCTTTCCTGAAACTCATCAATATGGTGGTCGTGGGCGAGCTGACCGAGGAGAAAGTCGGTATGGATGCCACCGGCACGATTGCCAGCACCGCCGACACCGACGGCGGCGTTGAACGTAAAACGGCCGACTTCTCCAAAATGGACGCTTACCGCTACTTCTGTAAGCCGGTTAACTTTGACTACCACCTGCCGTACAGCAAGCTCGACCTGTGGGCGCGCTTTCAGGATTTCCAGATCCGTATCCGTAACGCCATCATCAAGCGTCAGGCGCTGGACTACATCACCATCGGCTTTAACGGTGTGACCCGGGCGGCAACCTCTGACCGCAAAAACAATCCCCTGTGTCAGGATGTGGCCGTCGGCTGGTTGCAGAAATACCGCAACGATGCCCCTGAGCGCGTCATGGACAAAGTGACTGATGACAAAGGTGCGGTGATTTCGGACACTATCAAAATCGGTAAGGGCGGGCATTACGCCAACCTCGACGCGCTGGTGATGGATGCGCATGAATCGCTGATTGAAGAAATTCACCGCGAAAATCCCGAGATGGTGGTTATCTGTGGGCGTCGCATTCTGACCGACAAATATTTCCCGATGATTAACAAATTCCAGGCGAACAGCGAACAGCTCGCCGGTGAGCTGATTATCAGCCAGAAAACCATCGGTCAGCTGCAGGCGGTGCGTGCGCCGTTCTTCCCGGCTAACAGTATTTTCATCACCCCGCTGGATAACATTTCCATCTACATGTATGAGGACGGTCACCGCCGCCACATTGAGGAAAATCCGAAGCTGGATCGCGTGGAAAACTACGAGCAGGTGAAGGTCGACTTTGTTATCGAAGACTACGAGGCCGGCTGCCTGATTGAGAACATCGAGATTCTGGAGCCGGAAGAAGCCTCCACCCCGGAAACAACCAGCGCCAAAGCGTTTGCCGCCGAACTGGTCAAGGCCATGCAGGAACTCACCGCAGGCACTAAAGCCCCAGCAACTGACGGCGGGGAGGCATAACCGATGGCGAGCCCCGCACAGCGTCATGCGATGCGGGTCTCGGCTATCAGGGCTGCGCAGCAGGAAAACGTCCCGCTGCGCCATGCCTCAGCTTACGAGCAGATGCTTGTCAAGCTGGCCGCAGACCGCCGGACGCTATCACAAATCCATTCCAAAGAACGCAAGGCCGAGAAAAAGCGCCAGCTGCTGCCGTTTTACCTGCCGTGGGTAACCGGCGTGCTGGAGAATGGCACCGGCGCACAGGATGACATTCTGATGACGGTCATGCTGTGGCGTCTCGATGCCGGAGATATTCCGGGCGCACTTGAAATTGCGCGCTATGCGCTACGTTTCAGCCTGTCCATGCCCGGTGGACATTCCCGCACCGCGCCCTACATGCTGGCCGAAGAGGTCGCCCTGACGGCGCAGCGCGCCCGCGACGCCGGTCAGACGGTCGATGCTTCGCTACTGCTCGGCGTCATTGACATGACCGGTGCCGCTGACATGCCTGATGAGGTTCGCGCACGACTGCATAAGCTGACCGGCCTGACGTTGCGCGACAGCGGTCAGCCCAATGAAGCTTTGACTCACCTGCAACGCGCAAACCAGCTCGACCGCAACGCCGGTGTGAGAAAGGACATTGAGCGCCTCACGCGTGAGCTGACCCCCAAACCGGACACCGCAGCAAAACGCGTCGCCCTCAAAGCCACGCCCAAAAGGGCATCAGCGAAAAAAACAGATTCACCGGTGAAACGAGGGCGGGGTCGCCCGAAGAAAGTCACCGGATAACCGAACGCGCCCCGCGCCGGGCGGCACGCTGGTCTATGTCGGTGTTTCACCTGAACGGCGACCGGCGTCCACCGCCCACCTATTTCAGAGGTAGTCATGACGACAGTGATACTGAACAAACCCGACTTACAGCAGGACGTGCCGGGTGTGGTCATTCCCGCACCGGAGACGGGCGAGGCGGTGATTAAAAACACGTTCTTTTTCCCGGATGTGGATCCAAAGCGCGTGCGCGAGCTGATGCGGCTTGAGCAAACCGTCTCCCCCGCCCGTCTTCGCAATGCCATCAAGACCGGCATGGCGGAAACCAACGCCGAGCTTTACGACTACCGGGCGCACCAGATGGCCGCAGGGTTTACGCAGCTGACCGACGTGCCCGCCGAAGAAATCGACGGCGAGAATCAGCGCGTTTTCCACTACCTGAGCGCCGTGACGGCGATGGCGACCGCCACTCTGTACGAGCGTTATCGCGGCGTTGAGGCCACCGGCAAGGGCGACAAAAAGGCCGACAGCGTGGAAACCACCATTGATGACCTGTGGCGGGATATGCGCTGGTCGGTTGCGCGACTCCAGGACAAACCGCGCTGCATCGTGGGTCAGCTCTGATGAAAGCCTTTGCGATGCAGGGCGACACCCTCGACGCGCTTTGCGTCCGTTACTACGGGCGCACTGAGGGCGTGGTCGAGGCGGTGCTGCAGGCTAATCCCGGCCTGTCTGAGCTGGGTGTCATTCTGCCGCATGGCACGGAGATTGACCTGCCCGACGTTGAAACATCACCCACGGCGGAGACCCTGAACCTATGGGACTGAGTATGGAAAAAATCACCACGTTTATCGCCTACTGGCTGGCCGTGGCGCTGGCATATTTCGGGGCAATGTCACCTGAAAAGCTGGCGCTGTATGTGGGGAGCCTGTGCGCCATTTTTACGGCGGCGGTGAATTTCTGGTACCGACGCAAAACCTTTCGCTATCTGACCGAAATGGGAATCGACAAAGGGGTGACCCGTGAGCTCAATCGTTAAACGTTGCAGTGTGGCCGCAGTGCTGGCGCTGGCAGCACTGATTCCTGATTTTCGTCTGCTACATACCTCGCCGGATGGTCTGGCGCTGATTGCCGACCTCGAAGGGTGTCGTCTGACACCTTACCAGTGCAGCGCGGGCGTGTGGACGTCAGGCATCGGCCACACTGCCGGGGTGGTACCAAAACGCGATATCACCGAGCGCGAAGCGGCGGCAAATCTGGTCGCCGACGTGCTGAACACCGAGAAGCGTCTCGCGGTCTGCGCGCCGGTTGCGATGCCGCAGCAGGTTTATGACGCACTGGTCAGCTTCTCTTTTAACGTCGGTACCGGCGCAGCATGCCGCTCGACGCTGGTCTCGTACCTCAAACGCCAGCAGTGGTGGCAGGCGTGTGACCAGCTTACCCGCTGGGTGTTCGTCAACGGGGAGCGCAGCACCGGTCTCGAGAATCGCCGTCAGCGTGAACGTGCTTACTGCCTGCAGGGGGTGAAATGAAAGTGTTAGCCGTGCTGTTAGTGCTGGCCGTGCTCGGGCTGCTGTGGCTGCGTCATGAGAACGGCAATCTGTCCCGCTCGTTTGAGGTAGCAAACCGTGTCGCGAGCGAGCAGAAAACGACGATTGGCATGCTGAAAAATCAGCTCGGCGTTGCCGGTAAGCTTGCCCGACGTAATGAATCCGCGCAGGTGACGCTGCGTGACCAGCTCGCAAAGGCCAGAGAAGAAGCCAGCCGCCGTGAGCAGACGATAACGAGGTTACTTAATGAAAATGAAGCCTTTCGCCGCTGGTATAACGCTGCTCTGCCTGACGTTGTGCGTCGGCTGCACGCCCGCACCGCCTGCGCCAGCGCCGGTGATTGTGGTGAGCGGATGCCCGAGAGTCAGCCTTTGCCCGATGCCGGAAAGTGACCCGAAAACCAATGGTGACCTGAGCGCGGATATCCGCCGCCTTGAGGGCGCGCTGACCGCCTGTGCGCTGCAGGTTAAAACCGTCAAACACTGTCAGGATGAACTCGATGCAGAAGCACAAAAGCCTGCGGAAAGCGCTGATTAACGCCGTGCCGCAGCTCAAAACCAACCCCGAGATGCTGCGCCTTTACGCCGACAACGGGCATACCGATTCCCGGCTGGCGAGCTCGCTGTCGTTTGAAAAGGTGTACGTGCTTAACGTGGTAGTGACCGACTTCACCGGCGACCTCGATCTGATTTTCGTGCCGGTGCAGGCGTGGCTGCGCGAACATCAGCCGGACATTATGACCACCGACGACGGGCGGGAAAAAGGATTCACCTGGATTATTGATATCAATGACGACGATTCGCTCGATATCAGTATCAGTCTGAGGCTCACCGAGCGCACGCTCGTCAAAGAGGTCGACGGCGCTCTGCACGTCAGCTATGCACCTGAGCCGCCGTTGCCTGAGCCGGTGACGCGCCCGGTGGAGCTGTACGTTAACGGCGAGCTGGTGAGTCAGTGGGATGAATGAGTTAACCGCGCTGCAGGAGCGCCTCGCCGGTCTGATTGCCAGCCTGTCACCGGCGAGGCGCCGGAAAATGGCGTCTGATATTGCCAAAAAGCTGCGCGCCAGCCAGCAACAGCGCATTAAGCAGCAGCAGGCACCCGACGGCACCCCGTATGCCGCCAGAAAACGCCAGCCGGTGCGGAGCAAGAAAGGCCGCATTAAGCGCGAGATGTTCGCCAAACTGCGTACTAACCGCTTTATGAAAGCCAAAGGTAGTGACAGTGCGGCGGTGGTGGAGTTTACCGGCAAGGTGAAGCGTATCGCACGGGTTCATCAGTTAGGGCTTAAGGATAAGCCCGGACGCAACAGTGCCGCCGTGGAATATCCTGTTCGTAAGCTGCTCGGTTTTTCAAGCGACGACCAGAGACTACTTGAAGACATGATCTATGATGAGTTAGGCAAAATGTTGAATTAGTTTTGGAATGGCTTTCTTTTTTTGGTATTTTGCTACTAAAAAGAGAGGTGGATATGGACGAAAAAAAGTACCAGATTTTTGTTAGCTCTACATACGAAGACCTATTTCAGGCACGAAAAAAAATCATTGAGACTGTTTTGAGTTTATATCATTTCCCTGTCGGAATGGAGATGTTTAGTGCTGATGATTCTGAACAGTGGGATATTATAAGAGAGACAATTGAAGGTAGTGACTATTACGTAATAATAATTGGTCATAAATACGGATCCGTTGCTTCATCAGGATTGAGTTATACAGAGATGGAGTATGATTACGCTAAGTCTCTTGGTATTCCTGTGCTCGCATTTATAAGGGATAGGAATGTTGGGACTTTACCTAATGAGCGCGAAAGTGATTCGAAAAAAAGCGAAAGCTTAGAGCGGTTTATTGAGAAAGCCAAAGCTAATAAAATGTGTGATTTTTGGGTTTCTATGGATGATTTGGCAACGAAGGTTGCAATAGCTCTACCGAAAATAATGCGACGAACACCGCAGGTGGGGTGGGTCAGAGGAGATCAAGCCACACCGAAAGAAGTATCTAATGAGTTAGCCGAATTATCTACAGAGAACAGAAAACTCCGAGAGAGATTGAGGGAGTATGAAAGCCAATTATTTTCTGAAACCCCTATTCTTAAATTATCAATGATAGACGAAAAACTGATTTTATCACTCGCTGAAGTCCAATCGGGACAGGAGTATATACCTCAGCTACGGCGGAGCGATTTGCCAGAAGAGTATGGCGAACTAATTACTGATAGGCAGCTGGCAGAGTATAATGAAAAAATACCATCAAATGAAAAAATAGATTCATACAATAGAAAGCTGTTCTTGTTTAAGTGTTATGAAGATAGTGCTTATAAAATCACCCCAGTACTGGAAAATTTAGGGCGTAAAGTTGCTACGGATATTTATGTTGATGTCGAGTTACCTGATTTTTTAGTGGCACTCAATCATAGTAATAAAAGTATTTTTACAGAGTTGCCAATTATTGAAATTCCGACGCATCCAGTGGAAATGGAACGAAGGAAGTTGCAGGCAAACAGGGTGCTAAGTGATCTTAGGAAAGCTTTAGTAACGGGTGATTATTTTGGAAGCGAGTTGCCTTCAACAAAATCTCAAGAGTTGAGATTATCAAATATGTTTAACCATATTCAGCAGGTTAACCCCTCGGATTGGATTAGTTATGAACGAGGGAGAATAACTCTTCGAGCAAAAAAACTGCTACAAACACGGTCATTAACATTCGATGAAATAACATTAATCCCAATTGCCGAAGGTGAAGGATTTGTCAAAATCAAAATAGTTTGTGAGGAATTGAAGGAACCTGTGATTTTCAGCCACGCTGTATCAGTTTTGCCCCATTAATCCAGTTGTGTAGTAGATCATAAAGCCATACCGAATTGCCGTTGGTATCACCCAACGGCATCCTTCCAGTATGAACACAATTGCACATATTCAGGAACTCTCCCGCGCGCTACGCAACATGATTCGCATTGGTCTCATTGTCGAAACAGACCTTGATACCGGGCGCTGTCGCGTACAGACCGGCGGCATTTACACAGACTGGCTCCAGTGGTTAACCCATCGAGCTGGACGCTCACGTACGTGGTGGGCTCCCTCGGTGGGCGAGCAGGTACTGCTGCTGGCGATTGGTGGCGAGCTCGATACCGCTTTCGTGCTGCCGGGTATTTTCTCCGACGACAACCCTGCCCCGTTAGCCTCGGCGGATGCGTGGCATGTGGCTTTCCCTGATGGCGCGGTCATTGAGTACGAGCCGGAGGCCAGCGCGCTGACGGTCAGTGGTATCAAAACCGCTGACGTGACGGCATCGGAGTCCATCACGGCTACCGTGCCGGTTGTGCTGGTAAAAGCCGAGACCCGCATCACCCTCGACACCCCGGAAGTGGTCTGCACCAACAAGCTGACGACCGCAACGCTTGAGGTGCAGGAAGGCGGCACCATGCGCGGCAATATCGAACACACCGGCGGCGCGTTTAAATCAAACGGTGTACAGGTGGATAACCACGGTCACGGCGGCGTTGAAAATGGCGGAAGCTGGACGGAGGGCACCAAATGACGGCGCGCTATATGGGAATGAACCGCAGCACCGGCCTCGGCATCAGCGACACTGAGCACATCAGCCAGAGCGTGCGCGATATTCTGCTGACGCCGGTCGGCTCGCGGGTGATGCGTCGAGAATATGGCTCGCTTCTGTCAGCGCTGATTGATATGCCGCAAAACCCGGCGCTCAGGCTGCAAATCATGGTGGCGTGCTATTCCGCTATCCAGAGATGGGAGCCGCGCATCAGGCTGACCGCTATCAGCTTTGAGACCGGCGACGCCGGTGCGATGTATGTCGACATTACCGGGGCGCTTGCCGATACC